CCAGTCGTGCATCAATATAACTGGGACTTGTATCGTGTGCCACTACGTCGTGTAGGAAACCATTACACCTTGTATGTTGCTGATGGGTTTACTAGGGAATTTGATGAGCAGACGTTGCCTGATGAAATCAAATCTAAGATGGCGATGATCCTTGCAAGGCATAAACAAATCTTGCAAGACCATGAAGTAAATGAGATAGCATTGTTATCCATTTGCCAAGATGAGGATATGCAAGAGGTGGGCTGGCGATCAAGCGACAGTTGGTTTGTAATTGTGTTGCCGTATCCATCACTAATGAAACTAAGAGGAGAAAGCTAATGGCATCAACCCCCGAAGCGAAAGTTAAAGATAAGGTTAAGAAGTTTTTAAAGTTAAATGATATTTATTTCACAATGCCGTTTACTGCTGGTTACGGCGCAAGTGGTGTTCCCGATATTCTTGTGTGCTATAAAGGAAAGTTCATAGCGATAGAGTGTAAGGCTGGTGGTAACAAGCCAACCGCATTACAGGCTGAACACATGAATAGGATTACACAGGGCGGTGGAATCGCAGTTGTCGTTGATGAGAATAATACTGATGCGACTATGGTGAAACTATTTAGTGACGAAGATGGGAGATGCTGATGAACAATGAACCAGTAGCGTGGATTGCAATAGGCGATAACACAAGCGTATTTTTTGATTTGGATTGTGCTTTATCTATTGATGACAGTCCAACACCACTTTACACCCATCCAGCAAAAGAACTACACCTATCACTTCAAAAAAGTAAAGAAACAGGTGAACTATTAGCCGTTACTTATACAGATGACGAACATAGGATTGTTGAAGTGTTATGGCAAAAACCACCAGCAAAGACACTAACAGATGAGGAAATACGAAAAGTAGCAGATGAAGTGTTTAAAAATTACAAGAATTGGCATCACTACCAAATAGATTTTGCTAGAGCAATACTAAGAAAGGCACAAGAGAAATGAATAAAGATGAATACGAATTGCGAAAAGAACTAATTGAGTTTCGCCACGACCTTAAATTTTTTAGCAAAGATGGCTGGATATACAAACTGGGCGATAAATTTTGTACTTGGGTTGAAAACAAGTTAAGAAAGGCACAAAAAAATGAACGCAAATGAACTAGCTGAAATAATTCAACACCTTGAAAACGCCAAGTATGTTGGTGCAAGTAAAGCCGCCATTATGCTCCGTGCGCAACAAGAGCAAATTGAAGAGTTGGAGAAAGAAAATACCGACTTGCGATATTTGATAGCAACCAAGCTAGAGCAACAAGATGGAATATCTTTAAATTCAATGGCACACCCTATTACCAACACCCCTGAACCAAGTTATGAAATAGACCCAAATAAGTTAGAAACTATTGAAATTGATTTACCAAGTCCTAAACCAGTAGCGTGGATGAGTGATGAGTCATTTGAAGTAAGCACTTTAAATATAGGAAGGTTTAGTATTCCACTCTACACCCATCCAGCAAAGACACTAACAGATGAGGAAATAACTGAAATCTATATAAGAGAGTGGGGTAATGGTGAACATGTATTTGCTAGAGAAATATTAAGAAAGGCGCAAGAGAAAAATGAAAGCAAGTAAGAAAAAGTATTTAACCTTTGATGATTTAAAGCCATACAAGCCAGCACCTCATCCGATGCAACACCGCATTGATGAGTTCCGTTTAGTACCAAGTCTAGTAACAGGGAGAAAATATGAGAGCGACGGAAGAGTATCGTAAGTGGTGCGCACTAGAGCGTCAATGGGAAGAGTCACGATTCAGTCCTCAACAAGAGAAAGCTTATGTGACTGGCTTCAATCGTGCGATTGCGTTAATGGAAACACTTTTAAAGGAGAGGCAACATGAAACTATCACGAGTATTTCGCCCACAAGTAGTAACAGAACCACCCAAGAAAGAAGTCAAGCCACGTTTAACCGACACTAACTCCAAGTTTGTTTGGACTAAAGGCGCTGATGTAATGAAGACTTTTAAGCGACATGGTTTTGTTCCACCATCCGAGTACCGAACAGATTACTTATTTAAAAAGAATCGAGACTTAACCAATGAATGAACAAGACCTAAGAGATTGTTTTGCGATGTTTGCGTTGATGGGTTTAATTACGGCATATAAAGATGACCACACGATTAACCACGAGATAGCAGAAAGGGCATATACCCTCGCAGACAGAATGATTGAAGCAAGAAGTAAAACCCCCGACATCGGGATAACCGCAGTAAAACCTAAAAGGAGAAGTAAAGATGAAGAAGTTAACTAAAACCGCAAAGGTATTGGCTTATGTTAAGAACAATCCTAATGCAAAAGCAATCGAAGTAGCAAAGGCGATTGGTGTTACACCCAATAGCGTGTATCAGATAATTCATAAATCAAAGAAGGTAGCACAGTCTAAACCTAGCACTAACGTGCCTAATGGTCAGATGTCTTTGGCGCTATTTAGTGATCCACCCAAGCGTGGAAGACCAAGTAAGCTAACAGAGCAAGAATTTAAAAAGCTACCTCTTCCACGAATTGCCTATGATGCTTATGGTAATAAAAAACAGAGAATTGCTAACTTCCAAGATAACGTCAATCACCCACCCCACTACAAGACAGGCGGGATCGAGACGATTGATTTCATCGAAGCAAAGTCTCTTAACTATAACCTCGGTAATGTGGTGAAGTATATTACTCGTGCAGACCACAAGGGGAACAAGTTAGAAGATTTGAAGAAAGCCCAATGGTATCTCAATCGTGAAGTTGGCAAACTAAGTAAGAAGTAAACCCGAGGGAGTTTAGGCTATGCCTTGCTCCCTTTTTTGTAACTATACAAGACGTTATTTAAGGAGAAGTAAATGAGTGAAGACATTAAAAAGATGGAAGAAGAAAGCGTTGACCTAGCTGGTATCTGCGGTGGCGGTGTAGGCATCGTGCTGGCAAGGATGGACACGCACCCCGAGGAGTTCCATGCCAATAGTGAGAAGTGGAAGTTCATCTATAAAGATTATTTCCGAGACGCTATGAACGAGACCGAGAAGGGCATGATCTTTGACAAGATTAAACAGATTCGCAAGAACGAGTTTAATCAGATGGTGTTGCAGACGCTAGTCCCACCACAAGAAGAAGAGTGCGAGACAGAAGAAGACGATAGCCCGTTCGGTCGTGCGGTAGCAAAAGCTCAAGGTAGTGCAATTTCTTATGCTGGTAAAGGGAGATACAAGGTATGAACGGCGGAGTAGAAATATTATTAGCGAGAATGGAGACGCATCCCGAAGAGTTCTTTACCGACAGTCGGTGGCGCTCGCTCATTATGGATTTTGCAAATGATCTTGATAAAGACGATTTAATGGCTTTAGACAAGAAGATGAGAGAGTGCCGTCAGCAACAGTTTACCGAACTCATCATGCAAAGACTCATTGGTGAAGAGGATGAGGAACGTAAACTAGCACGTCGTCATGCGATTAAAACTGTTCCTCAATTTCCTACTGGCACTAGGTTTGCTGATTTAGCAGACAAAGACGAAGACATGGCTGAGGATGGTTTTAGCCCAGCGCAACGCATGGCAATCAAGAGAGCGAAAGGCGAGATATGAACTCAGGAGTTGAAATACTTTTACAAAGACTTAAAGATAACCCCGAGTATTTTGGGGTAGACCCTAGCATGTATGGCTCAAATCATCAGAACAAATGGAGTCCTTTCTTGAGTGAGGTTCTTAATACAGAGTACTTTACCGATGAAGAAAAGCAAGCGGTCAGGACAGCGTTTAACGATGCGAGACGTGAGAACTTTACCGAGCGCATCATGAAAGCACTTACTGGCGAGGACGAAGTGAGTGAAATGGGAAAGCCAGTCAGAATCACCAGCACCAATCCATACCACTCAGGGTCAGCGCCGTTAACCATGACTACGATGGGCGGTGCGGGGCAGTCAACAGTATCATTTAACAATGCTACTAGTTCTATAACGCTAGGACAGACTCAGCTTGCAGAGGCGCAATTAAAAGCGATGATGGATGAATTAAAAATTAGACAACAAGCAAGGAAGGATAGAGAGCAAGAGCGAGAAAAAAGAAGTAAAACTTTGTACGGCAAACTTCACCAATACTTTTCACCAATATGAATCTAATTACCCTAGACTTTGAAACCTACTACGACTCCAAGATCAAACTTGGTTTTAAGCATCAGACGACTGAGGAATACATCAGAGACAAGCGCTTTGAAGTAATCGGTGTTGGTGTCAAGATAGGTGAGGGTGTGACTGAATGGTTTTCTGGTTCACACCTCGACATCCAAAAATACCTTTCCACACTCCCGTGGAAAGATTCTGCTTTGCTTTGCCACAATACTTTATTTGATGGCTCTATTCTTGCGTGGAAGTTTGGCATCAAGCCATCTTTTTATTTAGACACGCTTTGCATGGGTCGTGCAATTCATGGTGTGGATGTCGGGGGTTCTTTATCCTATCTTGCCGAGCGTTATAAGCTAGGTGTTAAGGGTCACGAGGTTGTGTTGGCAGAAGGTAAGCAAATAACTGGTTTCACTTCCGCCGAACTCACAGCCTACGGCTCATACTGCATCAACGACGTGGAGTTAACTTTTAAGCTCTTCCAAGTATTGTCGAGCGCGTTTCCACCTGATGAGTTGCTTTTGATAGATATGACTTTAAAAATGTTTATCAATCCAATCCTAGAGGTTGACGATGCGCTACTCAATGACCGACTAGAGGAACTTAAGCATGAGAAATTACAGTTATTAGGGACACTCAAAGCTACCTTGCAATGTGAGAACGAAGAGCAAGTACGCAAGAAGTTAGCCAGTAATAAACAATTCGCTGCCGTGCTAAAGGAGTTTGGAGTCGAGCCACCGATGAAAGAGAGCAAGACAACTGGCAAGCAGACCTTTGCGCTGGCAAAAAATGACGAAGGGTTTATAGCGCTAACAGAACACGAAGACCCAATCGTCCAACAACTCGCTGCCGTGCGACTGGGAACAAAATCAACTATTGAGGAGAGCAGAATTGAACGATTCATTGACGTGGGATCGAGAAACAAAGGAAGGTTACCTATACCACTTAAGTACTATGGCGCTCATACGGGGCGGTGGGCGGGGTCGGATAAGGTCAACTTTCAGAACTTACCGTCACGGGATAAAAAGAAAAAGGCACTTAAAAATGCGGTGGTCGCCCCCGAAGGGTATGCGGTTATCAACTGCGACTCGTCTCAGATCGAAGCTCGTGTGCTTGCATGGCTTGCGGGGCAAGATGATATTGTTAAACAGTTTGCCAATAACGACGATGTGTACTCTATATTTGCAAGCTCCATCTATGACCAACACATCACTAAAGCGAATCCTGTCGAACGTTTTGTTGGAAAGACTTGCATCCTCGGGCTTGGATATGGGACTGGCGCATTAAAGTTACAGCACACACTAAAGACTAGTCCGCCAGGCGCAGACCTCACAGAGGATAAGTGTAAGGAAATAGTTAATCTATACAGAGACACCAACGACATGATTGTCAAACTATGGCGAGAAGGCGACAAAGCTCTAAAGATTATGGCTGACTGGCAACCCAAACAAAAACCCTTTTATTATGGCAAACACAAATGTGTGCGAGTCACCCAAGAAGGACTGCAATTACCGAACGGGTTATACATTCGCTACCCTGATTTACAGATCACTGATGAGTCTAATGGCAGATACCAATACAAGTCACGCAAAGGCCCCGTGTCTCTATGGGGCGGTTCAGTTGTGGAAAATGTAGTTCAAGGATTGGCACGGATTATTGTAGGTCAGCAAATGATTAAATTAACTGAGCGCTATCGACCCGTGCTAACTGTGCATGATGCGGCGGTGTGCGTAGTTCCCGAGGATGAAGTAGATGAGGCTTGTGCATGGATCGTCGAGGTCATGTCTACACCACCTGACTGGGCTAAGGGTTTACCAGTAGCTTGTGAAGCTCACTTTGGTAAGAATTATGGTGAGATGGAGGAGTGGAAAGCGTGAGTACAATAGATCAGTCAGAAGAATCACCACGGAACTTGATTAGTCTCAAGGAGTACGAGGCAAAAAAGTATTTATTACAAGTAGAACTTTTGAAATGGCAAAACCATGTTAAAGAAACTAATACACAACATATCATTATTTTTGAAGGGCGCGATGCCGCAGGTAAAGGTGGGTCAATTAAGCGATTCATGGAACACCTCAACCCAAGAACCGCAAGAGTCGTTGCCCTCTCCAAGCCCACAGAGCAAGAAGCGAAAGAGTGGTACTGGCAACGCTACATCAAAGAGTTTCCTAAAGCAGGAGAAATCACGTTCTGGGACAGGTCATGGTACAACCGAGCAGGAGTCGAGCCTGTCATGGGTTTCTGCACAGTTAACCAAACCAAGCAGTTCTTCAAAGAAACGCCCGTTCTTGAAAAAATCTGGGTCGAAGGAGGAATTAAAATTATCAAGTTCTGGTACTCCGTCAGCAAAAAAGAGCAAGCCCGTCGCTTCCAAGAACGTGAAACGCACCCGCTCAAGCAAGGCAAACTCAGCCCGATAGATATTGCTAGTCAGACTATGTGGGATGAATATACCAAAGCAAAAATACAGATGCTTGATAAGACTAGCACTAAAGAATGTCCGTGGATACAAGTACAATCTGATTGTAAAAGAAGTGCTAGGATTGCTAGTATGCAGTATGTATTATTGAAAAACGATTACCCTGATCGGAACCTTGAAAACATTGGGGCAATTAACCCAAACATCCTTAAAGGAGTCTAGTATGGCATCTAAAAAATTGACGGTAAAAGCCCCCGCCATCAAAGAAAAATCGGGCAAAATAGTTAAAGCTCCAAACAAGTCATATTCACATGATGAGTTGATTGCGAAAGAAGGTAAGAAAGCAAAGGGCGCTAAACATGAATTTGTTTTGTCCGATGGTGAGATTGCTAATCGCAAACGTGCCGCAAAAGTAGCTGAAGCTGCTGGCGAAGTTCCAAAGTCAGTCGGTAAAAAACTTCATAGTCATGATCTTCGTAGAGCCGTTGGCATCAAGAAAAAGGCAATGAAATGAGAGAGCCTATTCCTTTTGTAGGTTTTATTGAAGTTGATGAGGAGCCAACACCGTTGATGACTCAAGAAGATATAGCATCAGTTATGGGAGTTAGTCGTCAGACTGTGCGCAATATAGAAGCTAGTGCATTTAAAAAAATTCGAAAAGAGTTGTTTAAAAGGGGATACAACAAAGACGATTTGTTGTAATATGTAAACATGAACTTTACTTGGTCATTCTCCTCTCTTAAAGACTACGTTAACTGTCCTAAGCAGTATCAGGAAGTTAAAGTATTAAAGCACTTTGTTAAATACCCAACCGAACAAATGCGTTATGGCACGGAAGTCCATAAAGCCTGTGAAGACTATGTAGGTGAGGGTAAACCCTTAGCTGAAAACTATAAGCGGTTTCAGCCTGTACTAGATTCACTTAGGGAAATCCCTGGGGTCAAGTATCCCGAACATAGAATGGGACTTGATGCCAATAAAAAAGCGTGTGCTTTTGGTAAGGGCTATTGGGTACGCGGCATCGTAGACTTGCTGATTGTGGATGGTGAGCGAGCATTTATTGTGGACTACAAGACTGGCTCAAATCGCTACCCTGACCCCAAACAGTTAAAGCTGATGGCGCTAATGACCTTTGAGCATTTTCCCGAAGTCAAGCATATCAAAGCTGGTCTGCTGTTTGTGATGCACGAGAGTTTCATAGACGAAGAATACACACGGGATCAGATTCCTAAGTTGTGGAATCAATTTAGTACAGACCTTGAAAGATTAAACATATCCTACGAAAATGATGTATGGAATCCAAATCCTAGCCCTCTTTGCCCGTGGTGTCCTGTTAAGACCTGCGAGTTTCATAAGGAAAGATGATGCGTACACACGGAATGACTAATTCTTTTGAGTTTAGCGTATGGACTGCAATGAAGAAGCGCTGTCTTTATACAAAGCATCCAAAATATCATTTGTATGGTGGTAGGGGCATAACTATCTGTGAAAGATGGGCAAACTTTCAAAACTTTTTTGACGATATGGGTAAATGTCCTTTTAAAAATGGGTCAATAGATAGAATAGATAGTGATGGAAACTATGAGCCTAGTAATTGTAGATGGCTACCAAAAGTAGAACAGTCTGCTAATCGTAGGTGCGTTTTTTCGCTAAATGGTATGAGCCTTGAAGCTTATGCTAAATTAAATGATGTACCAGCAAGCACTTTAAGACTGCGTATAAAACAAGGTTGGACTAAAGATGCTCTCTTAACAATTAAAAGAGAAAGAACTAATAATGCCTTACGTTAATAAACCTAGACCCTATGCTAAAGAATACCAACAAGAGAAAGCCCGTGGCGAACATGAACGTCGAATGGAAAGACAACGCGCTCGCAGAGCAGTTGATAAACAATTTGCAGATAAAAACAAAAACGGTAAAGCGGATATTCGTGAAGGCAAAGATGTGGCTCACGTTAAAGCTTTGGACAAAGGTGGTTCAAATAAAGCTGGTTTGTTTATTGAGAGCGCGCACGGTAACCGCTCGTTTAAAAGAGATTCAAAAGGTAATTTAGTTTCTGAAAAAGCCAAGGGTGAAAAAGGCGATAAGAAACTAAGCAAGGTAATAAAACCTAAAAAGTAAGTATCCGCTGTAAGGCATGAGTGGGCGGTAGGGTATTGACTTCCCCTTATAACCGTGTCAGTTGGGCGGCGCTCGAAGTTAATTCATTTGGCTTCTCCTTGGCGTGACAGGCTTGACCGACTAACCCCCGTAAGGGGTCACAGTTAAATTTTAGTTAAAGGACAGTTGTGGAAATAGTTGATAACCAAGCCGTTAAATTTAGAGTCAAATCAGATCGAGTCAACCTGATTACGGACTATCTAGAAAAAAGCGAAGTCATAGAAGACAACGGCGATCAAGCAGAAGTTTTAGTGTATTGGGGCATTGAAGAGATGCAACACATGGTAAAAGTCTGTGGGGATAAAGTTCCTTCACCGATGCAAAGAGATTACGCTTGGCCTGGAATGTACACACCATTCAAACATCAAGAAACTACTGCCTCATTCCTTTCACTACAACAACGCGCATTCTGCTTTAATGAAGCGGGTACAGGCAAGACTTCATCGGTTATATGGGCTGCTGACTATTTGATGACACAAGGCTTGATTAAGCGCGTTTTAATCATCTGCCCACTATCTATTATGTATTCAGCGTGGCAAGCAGATATCTTTAAAACTGCCATGCACAGAAGCGTAGCTGTAGCTTATGGCGATGCAGATAAACGCAAGAAAGTTCTTAACGGAGTCTATGAGTTTGTCATCATTAACTATGATGGTGTGAACATTGTTAAAGAAGAAATAAGTAAACTAGGGTTTGACCTAATAGTAATTGATGAAGCAAACGCTTATAAAACAGTTACGACCAAAAGATGGAAAACACTAGCAAAAATAATGAAGCCCTCAACAAAACTTTGGATGCTTACTGGCACACCTGCTTCGCAGTCCCCGCTTGATGCGTTTGGGCTTGCAAGGCTTGTATCTCCTGGGAATGTACCTAAATATTTTACGTCATGGCGGGATAAAGTAATGCACCAAGTAACCCGTTTTAAGTATGTACCAAAGCCCAATGCACGGCAAGATGTCTACAACGCGCTACAACCCGCTATTCGTTTTGAAAAAGCCCAATGTTTGGACTTACCGCCTGTGATGTATCAGACCCGTGAAGTGCCACTTAGTGTTCAAGTTGTTAAATATTACCAAGTTATCAAGAGTCAAATGCTTATTGAAGCGGCAGGTGAAAAAATTAGTGCTGTTAACGCGGCGGCAAAGTTAACAAAATTGTTACAGATTTCGGGAGGGGCTGTCTATACAGATACCCGTGAAGTTGTGGAGTTTGATGTGTCTCCACGATTAAATGCCCTAATGGAAGTGCTTGATGAGACGGAACATAAAGTCATTATCTTTGTTCCCTAT